ATCATCTTGGCATTCATTCAAAGCACCGATGACTGGTGTAAATATTAATTCAATGTTTGAGTCTCACTTCCAAAATTTAATATGGACAGATGATGGAGACTCATACGAAAACTTTGTTGTTAACGGCTCATTCCAAGCGAACTCAAAACTCGACAAACTAGATGATGGCTCTTATCGAAGATTTGCTTGGTATGGAAAAGGTTATATTCCACAAACAAATATTCATGGCAAAATGTGGAACTATGATGACGGAAGATTTGGTGATATTGATACAACAAATAGATTTGAACTATTCTATGAGGGAGAAATTGGAGAACGTTGGAACAACGATCCATATCTTTCGCAAACGGTTATTGATAACATGTGGAGATACGATATATCAGGTGAATCAGAGTATGGTATCTTTACCCCACCAGAAGTGTCAACGGTCGTTGATGATGCTAAAATAGATGATTATATTCACGATTTAGAAAGAAACTTCTCTGGACAATTTGTTGTTTATTCCAAACAAAGACTGGACGATGCTTGCGACAAATATGAGTGTGCCAATCCAAACGGTCCTGTTTTTGCACCGAGAGATGATGGACAAGCAGATTACGATCCGTACATAAATTGTCCAAGACAGGATCTCCGTCCTGACGTTTTGGAGTTTGAAAAATATACGGAAGAGATGAAAAAAGAAGATCCGACAGCGAAACAAAGGTTCTATAACTTGGTTGGTGCGTTAACTCAAGATGATTTCTCCGAACCAACCATATTGGAAATCGACGAGTTAGAAAAAGAAACCATAGAGTGTGATCTAATAGAAAGTCGATTAGGATCTGAATATTTAGGTTGCATTTACTCAAATCCAAATGCAACAAACAG